ACGCTGGCCGTGAGCGGGAGCTACGACGTGTTCATCATCGGCTTCAACCACCAGGGCGTCAAGGGCATCACGTTCCAGGGCTTCAAGGCGAGCGGGACGGACGTGTGCCTGTGCGACAGCTACTACAACCAGTATCAGAAGTACGACGGCACCAAATACTTCCAGCACAACCATTGGGGCCCGTCGCAGTACGGCAAGAACTACGGCGGCTGGAAGGGCTCCGAAATGCGCTACGACATCCTGGGCAGCACGAACAACCCGCCCACCGGCTACGGCAGCGCGAACAGCGACACCGGCCGCACGGGCTACGACGCCGGCGCGACGACGCCGACGAGCCCCGTGGCCAATACGCTCATGGCGGCCCTGCCTTCGGCGCTGCGCGCGGTGATGCGGCCCATGACGGTCTACACCGACAACGTGGGCAACAGCAGCAACGTCAACGACCACATCAGCGCGTCCGTCGATTACCTGCCCCTGCTGGCCGAGTTTGAAATCTTCGGCGCCAGGACCTACGCCAACGAGTACGAGCAGAACTACCAGGCGCAGTATGACTACTACAAGAACGGCAACAGCAAGGTCAAGTACAAGCACGCGGAGACATCCGCGGCCGCGACGTGGTGGGAGCGTTCGCCTCTTGCGACCAACGACCGTGACTTCTGCCGTGTGAGCGCTTCCGGCGCTGCGACCGACAGCACTGCCTCCCATTCGCGTGGGCTCGCCCCGGCTTTCATGCTCTAATCGTCAATCCAAAAAATCCCGCGTCCGAAAGGGCGCGGGATCCCCGGAAAGGAACCGAAAACCATGTCAGTCCTCAAAGCAAAGCGGTCCGAGAGCAAGGCCGAGTACATCAACAAGGCCAACGCAATCTACCTCCAGACGATCAATTTTCTATCCAGACTGTCCGCGCGATACTCGCGCCTGCTGGCCGGCCCGGTCGCGGCGCTGGCCAGCGAGGTCGTGGACCACGCGGAGAAGGCAAACAGCATCTACCCGTCCGACGACGTGAGACGGCAGCTGCGCGAGCGGCACCTGCTGGAGGCCAGGGCGTCGCTCATGGCGCTGGACGTACACCTGGCGCATTGTTACTCGCTTATGCAGCTCAACCCGGCCGGATGCTTCCAGACAGGAAGCGGCGCGCCGGTGAAGGCGAGCGAGGCGAAGAAGAAGCTGGACCACATGGCCGAGGAGCTGGGTGAGCTGATCGACGCGGAGAACGCGCTTTTGACAAACGTGCTGAAAAGCGACAAGGACCGCAAGACCAAATGATCCTTTGGGTGTATCTCTGACAAACCCGCCGGATGGGTGTCTCCATCCCTGCCACGGCCGCGAATTGGTGGGAGCGTTCGCCTAATGCGACCAACGACAATAACTTCTGCAATGTGAACACTTCCGGCGCTGCGAACAACAACAATGCCTCCAATTCGCTTGGGCTCGCCCCGGATTTCGTAAGCCGGTTATGCCGGCGCAGGTCAAACGCAGTAGCCAGAAAGGCGAGACAGACCTTTACGAAAGGAGAGATATTTCCCGTGTCGAAAGACCGAAACAGTTTCTTGATGCTGACGCACGAACGCCGCGCCGCCGGAGGGCGGCCGCGTGCATGGCGAGGGACGTGCCTCACCCCGTTTCATGTGCAGCAGCTAAGCAGGTTAGACGGCACCCTACAAGATACCTGCACGAGGAACGAAACCCCATGAGCAGACGAAAAGGACGATATGAACGACGCGCGGCGCGCCGGCGCGAGAAACACGAGGCGCGCTGCGCCGAGATCGGAGGGCTTGACGAGGTTTTCAGTTATTCCAACCTGTTCCGCGCAGGGCGCGCGTGCTGCAACAATGTCCGATGGAAGAACAGCGTGCAGCGGTTCGAGCTGCATCTGTTCTCCGGGACGGCGAAGCGGCGGCGGGACATCCTGACGGGCAGGCACAGGTGGGCCAACTACGTCCACTTCATCATATCCGAGCGCGGCAAGACGCGGCCCATAGACGCGCCGCGCATCCAGGACAGGCAGATACACAAGGCATTTACGCGCGAGGCGCTGCTGCCGCTGTACCAGCCGAGCATGATCTACAACAACGGCGCGAGCCTGCGCGGCAAGGGCTTCGAGTTCACGAAGCGGATGCTGCGCGACGAGCTGCGGGCACACTACCGGAGGTACGGGCGCGAGGGCTGGATCATCCTGATCGACTTTCAAAAGTTCTTTCCGAGCGTGAGCCACGAGGAGATCAAGAAGCGACACAAACGCTATCTTCTCAACGAGGAGCTGCGGGCGTTCGCGGACGGCATCGTGGACACCGTGCCGGGCGGGATCGGGATGCCGCTGGGCGTGGAGCCGAGCCAGGCGGAAATGATCGCCTTCCCTTCCCCGCTGGATAACTTCATCAAGTGCCAGCTGGGGCTAAAGGGCGGCGGACACTACATGGACGACTACTACATCATCGTGCCGCCGGCGCGGGATCCGCGGGAGATCATGCAGCAGGTGATCGAGAAGGCGGAGGAGCAGAAGCTGACCGTGAGCAAATCGAAATCCCGCATCGTGCCATTGACCAGGGGCTTCCGCTTCTGCAAGGTCAAGTACGAGCTGACCGAGAGCGGCAAGGTGGTCACGCACGGAAACCGGAAGGCGCCGCGGCGGGCGCGCAAAAAGATCCGCGTGTTTCACGAGCGCGTCGAGAACGGGGCCATGACCTACATGGACCTGTGGACGAGCGTGAACGGGATGCTTGCCTACCTGGAGCAATACAACGACCACGAGAAGGTGCTGGAGCTGCGGCGGGTATTCTACCGGACCTATGGCTTCTCCTGCGAGCACTACGAAACATTCAGACAAAAGGAGCTGGAAAGATGCAGTACATCACACACAGACGATTTAAGGCGGAGGCAGACTGCGGCATCGTGAACCTGCCATACGGCACGGAGATCGAGGAGCGCGGCGGCTGGCTCTTTCACGGGGACAAGCGCCTTTGCACCGCGACAAGCGAGAACGCGCACCAGTATTTCGCCAGGAACGACGACGGCGAGGGCGCGCTGCGCGGCACGCTGACGCAGGCGATCCAGAAGGAGCTGCGCCTGCGCGAGGGCGAGACGCCGACGCGCCGGAGCGAACGCTGGGAGAAGGTATGGAGCGATCCTGTCTGCCAGCAGTACAGACGGCCGGAGCACGCGGACTATTGGCTGTGGAACCACGCATTTTTCAACGCTCCGATTGAGGACCTACAACATATCGCGGCCCTGGTGGGCGCGCGGAAAGGAGCTTGATATGTATAGACTCATTATGACCAGGAACGGCGCGGAGGCGGGCATGACCGAAAATCCGCGCTTCATCAAGAGATCGAGCGCCGGCGTCTACGTCGAGACGGACGAGGCGGCGGCCGAGGGCGTGGCCTACAAGGGCACAGCCTACAACCTCCAGGGCAGGACCGGCGTGGGCGCCGAGGAGACCGTGATGCTGATTTCCTTTGACAGCGGCGACATCGGCGTGGAGGCCAAGAACGCGAGCGACGTGGCGGCCATTGGCTTCGTCACCCTGGCGGAGGCCGGAGACATCGACGACGCCACGGCCGGCGAGCACGCGGACCTGTTCAGCCCCTGGGAGCCGGAGACGGAATACCAGGCAGGCAACCTCCGCACCTATGAACAAAAGCTCTACCGCTGCATCCAGGCGCACAAATCGCAAGCGGACTGGACGCCGGACGTGAGCGCGAGCCTTTGGACGCGGGCGGCGGATCCGGCCGAGGAGTGGCCGGAGTGGAGCCAGCCCGTCGGAGCTGCGGACGCCTATGACCAGGGCGCGAAGGTGAGCCACAACGGGAAGCATTGGACGAGCGACGTGCCGGCGAACACCTGGGAGCCGGGCGTCTACGGCTGGACGGAGGTGTGATATGGAAGAACACATCACCGTGACGCAGATGGCGCTTGTGGGCGTCCTGTCTGCCGTCGGAGCCATGTGGGACAAGATCGGATGGCTCATTCTGCTGTGGGCGGTCACGATGATCCTGGACTACGCGACCGGGACGCTGGCGGCGCTGCGAAATAAGGAATGGAACAGCGACCGCGCGCGGGAGGGCATCTGGCACAAGGCCGGGATGCTGGTGGTCGTGATCGTGGCGGGATTGTTCGACGTGGCCATTAAGGAGATCACCGCAGCGGCCGGGATCGTCCTGCCGTTCGATATGCTGGCGCTGCCGATCATTCTGTCCTGGTACACCATTACAGAGCTGGGCAGCATCCTCGAAAACGCAATCAAGATGGGCGCGGACAACGTGCCCGACTGGCTGAAAAAGGGCTTGAAGATCGCCGGCGATACGATCAACCAAACCGGAGAAGGCGGCTTTGGGAAGAAGGAGAAAGGCGGAAAGAAATGAACGAGATCATTGAGAAGATCGCCTATGTCCCCTGCAACGCGGCGAACCACGGCGGGCGCCGCGACAAGAGCGCCATTAAATACCTGGTGTACCACTACACCGGCAACGATGGCGATACCGCTATGGCGAACGCCAAATACTACGCGGAGGCGAAGGTGGAGGCGAGCGCGCACTATTTCGTGGACGACACGAGCGTTGTGCAGAGCGTGGGCGACCTGACCGTAGCCTGGGCCGTCGGCGGGAAGAAGTGGGCCGACTGCGACGAGACCGGCGGAGGGACCATGCACGGCATCGTGACGAACACGAACAGCCTGAGCATCGAAATGTGCGACACGCACCGGGACGGAGAGATCATGGCGAGCCCGGAGACGCAGGAGAACGCGCTGGCCCTGGGCAGGATGCTCATGGACCGCTACGGCATCCCTATCGAGAACGTGGTGAGGCACTTCGATGTGACCGGGAAATACTGCCCGCGCTACTTCATGGACAACGACAAGTGGGCCGCCTTCAAGGCGAGGCTCACGGACGAGGAGGACGACGTGAAACGCTACAACACAATCCAGGAGATCGAGAAGGAGGCGCCCTGGGCCGCACCGACCGTAAACAAGCTGATCGCCAACGGCTGCCTGAACGGAACCGGGACGGGCCTGGACCTGAGCATGGATATGTTGAGGCTGCTGGTTATCAACGACCGGGCCGGCTGCTACGGCGCGTAATGCAAAGGCCCGGCTTTCGCCGGGCCACACCCCTATGTGAAGGAGGAGACCTATGGCTTCCAACTGGCTCTATATCGACACCAACTTCCCCACCTTCACCGGCGAGGAGAGCACGGACGAGAAAGTAACAACGATCCAAAACTATATGTTTATGCTGGTCGAGCAGCTGCGCTACACCCTGCACAACCTGGATCTGAAAAACATGAACGGGACGGCCGTGGAGCAGTTCAAGAACGAGCTGACGGAGCCGATCTACGCGCGCATCGAGGACGACGAGGGCAACATTTCGCAGCTCGCCCTGACGGCGCAGGACCTGACCGCGCGCATGAGCGACGCGGAAGGCAACATCACAACGTTGCAGGTCACGGCGCAGGGCCTGGTGTCCACCGTCTCCAACCAGGCGGGACAGATCAGCAGCTTGCAGCAGACGGCGAGCGGCCTGAGCGCCACCGTGGCCAACCAGGCCGGCGAGATCAGCAGTTTGCAGCTCACGGCGCAGGGGCTGGCGTCTCGCGTGACGAACGCGGAGGACGACATCAGCTCCTTGCAGCAGACGGCAAACAGCATCAGCGCCACCGTGGCCAGCCAAGCGGGGCAAATCTCCTCGCTCCAGATCACGACGAGCGGCCTGAGCAGCACCGTCTCCAATCAGAGCGGGCAGATCAGCAGCTTGTGGCAGACGGTCAACGGCTTCTCGCTGAGTGTGTCGAACGGCAGCAGTTACTCCACGCTGTCGCTGAAATCAAACGGCGTCGTGATCTCCAGCGCCAACATCACGCTTACGGGCATGGTGACGTTCATGGACCTGAGCACCAACGGCTGGTCCACGATCAACGGCGGCAACATCACCACCGGGACGATCATGGCGAACAACGTCGGCGTCAGCAACCGCTTCTCGCTCTACTCCGGCGGCTGGCTCTACGGCTACATGGGCTGCGGCTACGGCATGGACGGCGACGGCAACTACACCTACGGCGCCCTGCTGGCCAGCGCGAACGACCGAAATTATATGATCGCCACCAACGCCGGCGTGCGTATGACGGCCAACAGCACGTCCATCTACTGCGTGTCGGGAGGCCCGCACGCGACGGCCAACATCATCGTGGACTCCGACCGGAACGTGAAACACGACATCGGCTACGACATGGAGAAGCTGGAGGCGTTCTTCCAGGAGCTGCGGCCGTGCCGCTACCGGCTGAACAAGGAGTTTGACGGACGGCTGCACACGGGATTTATCGCGCAGGACGTGGAGGAGGCGCTTGCGAAATCGGGGCTTGCCTATGACGACTTCGCCGGCCTGGTACGAAACCCGCGGCTGGATCCTGAGTACAGCCTGGCCTATGGGGAGTTCGCGGCGCTGAACACCCACATGATCCAAATGCTCATTAAGCGCGTGGAGGCGCTGGAAAGGAGAGCGGCATGAAAAGACTGATCGAGGAAGTTGACAAGCTCCTGTCCCTGCTGGAGGTCCGCGGCGACTCCGTGATGCTCCTGGCGGACGCGCGGAAGATCCTGGGCGAGGTCTACCGCATGGCGCCGGAGGAACCGGAGAAGAAGCCGGAGGAAGGGAGCGAGAAGAAATGAAGCTGCCGAGCATGGTCTACGGCGACAACATTGTGAAGGGCAAGCAGGTCGCATTTGCGGGGCTGAACCACAACCTGGGCGCCGGCGACGGCGACCTGTGGGACATGAGGAACCTGACGAGCGACTACTACCCCCTGCTGGCCACACGGCAAAAGCGCCGGCTCTATCAGACGCTGATGCAGCCCTACGGCATCTTCTCCTGGGACGGGCTGGCCTGGGTAGACGGGACGACCTTCTACTACAAGGGCGCGGCGAAGGGCACCGTGACGGCCACCAAAAAGACCTTTGCAGCGCTGGGCGCCTACATCGTGATCCTGCCGGACAAGAAGTATTACAACACCCTGACGGACGAGTTTGGGAGCCTGGAGAGCTCCTGGAGCGGATCCAACGTCACGTTCACGAACGGGCAGCTGTACGGCGAGGCGGCGGAGGCAAACTGCATCCAGCGGTCCGGCGTCACCTGGTCCAACTACTTCAAGCCGGGCGACGCGGTGACGATCTCCGGCTGCACGAAGCACCCGGAGAACAACAAGACGCCGATCATCCGGGAGATCAGCGGAGACAAGCTGTACTTCTACGAGTACGTTTTCACGCTGGACGGAGACGGCACCACGCCGTACATCGAGACAGGGAGCATCAGCATCAAGCGGACAATGCCGGATCTCAAATACGTCTGCGAGAACGAAAACCGGCTTTGGGGCTGCGACGACACCACGATCTACGCGAGCAAGCTGGGCGACATCTTCAACTGGAACGTGTACGACGGCCTGGACACCGACAGCTATGCGGTGGACACCGGGAGCGCGGGAAAGTTCACGGCCTGCGTCTCCTACCTGGGCTACCCGATTTTCTTCAAGGAGGACCACATCTACAAGGTGTACGGGAGCCTGCCCAGCAATTTCGAGTTGATGGGCAGCGCGACGCTGGGCGTGGCCAGCGGGAGCGAGCGGAGCCTGGCAATCGCGGGAGAAATGCTGTTCTACCTTTCGACCGCGGGCTTTGTGGCATACTCCGGCGGGATCCCGCAGCCAATCGGCCAGGCGTTCGGCCTGGACAGACCGGCCAACGCCGTCGGCGGGAGCGACGGGCTGAAATACTACGTCAGCGTGGAGGCGCTGGGCGGCCGGCGCTTCTGCGTGTACGACGCGCAGAAAGCCATGTGGCACATCGAGGACGAGACCAACGTGATCGGCTTTGCCAGGAGCGAGGGCAACACCTACTTCCTGGCGGCGGACGGCGCCATCTACCTCACCGGAACCATCCGCGGCGAGATCGGAGACCTGGAGCAGGACTTCACCTGGTACGCGGAGTTCGCGGACTTCACGGAGAGCGGCGCGAACAAGAAGGGCACCAACAACATCGGGCCGAACAAGAAGGGCGTCTCGAAGGTCCAGATCAGGCTGGAGCTGGACGACGGCGCGAAGGCAACCGTCTATTTGCAGTTTGACTCCACGGGAGAATGGATCCAGGCCGGCGAGGCCATGCAGGAGGGCGAGAAGCGCAGTTACTACCTGCCGATCATTCCCAGGCGCGGCGATCACTACCGCATGAAGATCGTGGGCAAGGGCGGGTGCCGCATCTATTCGCTGGTGCGCGAGTATTACAGCGGATCCGAATTGAAATCTGTGCAAGGGAGGAATTGAGAAAGATGGACTATCCATACACCACGGGGCCGACCGGTCCGACCGGCGGCTACACCTACGACGATTTTGTGAAGGCGGCGACGGACGCCGGGCTCATGGAGCAGTTTTCACCGTATGACCTGAGCCTGGCGCAGATGTACCCGGAGGCGGGGCTGAGCATCCTGAGCCTGAAACAGGACTACGGAAACGCCACCACGGACGAGCAGCGCGTCCTGATTAACGAGGCCGCCAACCAGGTCCGCAACAGCTTCGGCGCCTACACCGGAGGACGCGACGGCAGCAAATACTACGCGCAGACGCCGCGCACGCAGACCAGCGCAATCGACCAGCAGATCAACGACGTGCTGGGACAGATCGGCTCCTACGGCTCCTTCAACTACGGCAACAACGACGCCTACATCCAGGCGCTGAACGCCGTGGCGCAGGCGCAGCCGTTCTCCTATGACGCGCAGGCGCCGACGTACAGCAACGCATACTCGCAGCTGCAACAGCAGCTGCTGAGCGACCTGCTGAACCGGCAGGAGTTCTCCTACGACAAGGAGACGGATCCACAATGGGCGAGCTACAAAAAGAGCTACCTGCGCGAGGGCGACCGCGCCACATCGAACGCGCTGGCCCAGGCGAGCGCAGCGAGCGGCGGAAGGCCGAGCAGCTACGCCGTGAACGCGGCGACGCAGGCAGGCGACTACTATGCCACGAAGCTCAACGACATCATCCCGACGCTGTATCAGCAGGCGTATGATCGCTACCTCCAGGAATACCAGATGAAGCAAAGCGACCTGAACGCCGTGAACACGCAGGAGCAGCTGGACTACGCGAAGTATCTGGACCAGCTGGGCCAGTACAACACGGACCGCAGCTTCGCGCTGAACCAGTACGCAGAGAACGCGCAGCAGCGCCTGAACGCGCTGAACGCCCTGAGCGCGGACCGCGACTTCGCCTACAACGACTACCTGAACGGCTACAATATGCTCCAGAGCTACCTGGGCAACCTCCAGGGGCAGAGCGACACGATCTACTCCCGCGCCCTGGACGAGGCGGACAGAAGGACCGCGGCGCAGCAGTACGCGGACCAGCTGGCAAGGCAGGCGCTGGCGGACAAGATCACCCTGGCGGAGCTGGGCGGCGCCTATGGCGACTATGCCGGCCTGAACGCCCTGGGCATCACGCCGAACATGAACAGCATCTACGAGGCGGCCCTGGCCAACGCCGGGCGCATCACGCCGGTCGGCAGCGGAGGAAGCGGAAGCAGCGGCGGCGGAAGCGGCGGCGGAAGCGGCGGCGGAAGCGGCGGCCGCGGCGGAACGACGACCACGACCACGAACGAGTCCGCGACGGGAGACCAGGCGACCATCGACGCCTTCAACAACGGAGACCACAGCGACGACATCATCAAGAAGCTGCTGGCTATGGGCTACACCCAGGCGGACCTGGAAGCAGCCGGCTACCGGGGCAACTACTTCAAGGGCGGATCCAGCGGGCAGCAGACCTCCACGAGCAGCAACAGCAGGCTTGCGAGTTTTGACTACGACGAGGACGAGGGCATCTTCACCTGGGCCGGCCGGCAGTATTCCGACGTGAACGAGCTGGCAAAGGCAATCAATTCCGCACGCCTGAGCATGGATGAAAAGATCGCCCTGACGGAGAAAATGAGAAGGTTTGGACTTGCCCTGGACATCAACTGATAGGAGCGGATGCAAATGGTAACTATCAAGAAAATCGGAACCGGCGAGACGATTGGCAGCAGCGAGCAGAACAAGACGCAGCCGCTGGCCGGAAAGACCGGCCTGAACAACCAGCCGGCGCAGAGCAGCGAGCCGGGCGTCACCATTCGACGCATCAGCACCGGAGAAGTGCTGGGCACCACGCAGAGAAAAGAGCCGGAGGGGCTTTCCCTTCCGACTCTTGAACCTGCCACGCCGGCACGGAGGACGGGCGGCTTCGGTGATACGCTCAAACGCATCGGCCAGGGCATCCTGTCCGGCGTGACGCGGCGCGCGGCGAACACTTCCGAGAAGCTGGGGACCGTGATGGACCTGCACGGCGGGACGGCCATGCGCGGCGTCTATGAGGACCAGGTGCAGATGCTGGACCAGGAGATCGCGGCGCTGGAGCGCCTGCTGCGGGATCCCACCATGACGCCGCAGGAGATCCTGGAAGCGCAGGAGGCGCTGACGCAGCGGAAGCAGCAACGCGACATCTACACCAACGCGATCCGCTCCAATGAGAACACCGGCAAGGGCATCCACGAGACCGTGGACCAGGGGCTGAAATACGCGCAGGAGCAGGCGGAGAAATCCGTCGAGGGCACCAGCGGCGTCGGCCGAGCTGCCCTGTCCTTCGTGCCGACGGCCACGGAGATCGCGCTGGACGTGGGGCTCAACAAGCTCCTGCCGCTGGGCGCAAACAAACGCTTCGGCCTGGGCTATCTGGCGAGAGCTGCGAGCGAGGGCGGCGCGAGCGAGGCAGAGTACAGAAACAAGGCGGGCGAGAATTACGATCCGCAGGCGGCGGCGCAGCGCGGCATGATCGCAAGCGCCGGCGTGGCGGCCGGTTCCCTGGCGTCGGCGGCGGTCAACAAGGGCGTGTTGGGCCTTCTGAAAAACAAGGGACTGCAAAACTATGTGATCCCAAACGTCTTGAAGGGCGGCCTGAACGCCACGGCCTTCGCAGGCGGAGACGTGGCCATGCGCGAGCTGGCCAGGGCGAGCACCGAGGACGAATACACGCCGGACTGGAAGCAGGTGGGCGGAGAACTGGCCACGGCCTTCGCCTTCGGCGTGGTCACGGAGTTCATCAGCACCGCGGCGATCACCGGGCAGAACAAGGCATATATGCGCCAGCTCAACCAAAACCTGGAGAAGGGCTACGAGTACACCAAGAGCATCATGCAGGATCCGCGCGCGACCGTGGAGCAGCGAGCGGCCGGCGCCAATTCCGTTATGCAGATGGCGGACGAGCTGGACAATGCCCTGAACAATATGCAGGTGGTGGGCGCGCAGAAGGAAGTGAACGCGATCCGCGACTTCCTTGCGAGCGTCCGCGCGGAAATGACCGGCTACCTGGCAGACGCGGCGCCGCAGAGCGCCGGCAACATCGGCGGAATGACCGGAGGGCTTGCGACCGTGGCGCCTCCGACGACGCCGGCAAACGTCCAGCAGCCGACGCAGCCGACGGCACCCGTGCAGCAGGCACCCTCACCTGCCGCGAGCCCGGCAAACGTGGCCGGCATGGCAGCAACGACACCGACGGCCGCGCCTGCACAACCGGCGCAGCAGCCCGCAGCTCCGCAGGCCGTACAGCCGCAAGCGAGCATGGCACCGGCGGCAAAACGAAACACGGCGCCGGCGCAGCAGGAAGGGCTGAGCCTGCCGTCGCTGGAGGAGGTTGCAGAGCAACAGGGGCGCACGCCATACGGCATCAAGTACGACCAGGCGGGCGAAGCGGCGATCCGCATGGTGGCCGAGGACATCACAGCCGGAAAGAGCGCGGACCAGCTCATGCAGGCGGCGGCGGAGGCCCACAAGAGCTACCAGGCGTTGCAGGCGTCTATTCCATACGGCGTGCCGTACACGGAGGATCAGATGGTCACGCTGCACCTGCTGGACCTGGCGGAGAGCTTCTACGAGAGCGCAGCGCAGAACCCGCAGCGGACGCTGGAGCAGATCACGGAGGTCCTGAAATCGCCGTCGCCGGCGCTGCCGGCCAACAATCAGATCGGAGGTATGAACAATGAGCAATCCGCAGGGGCTGAGCCTGCCGTCGCTGGGCCAGCAGCAAACGAGCTACTTGATGGAGGCCAGAAACGGGATGTTGACCTCCGTGCCGGCGGACAAACTGGACGAGTGGCAGAAGGCGCAGAACAGCGGCCAGCTGTCGCCGGGATTGAGCAAGTACAAACAGCAAATCAAAGACAGGATCTTGCAAGACATCTACGGGGAGAGAAGGTAAGCAGCCGGTCGCTTGGACTGAGCGCGGGTACAGACACGGCCAACTTGACCGTCGTGCCGGCGGAGTCCTGGGACGAGCAAATGCGCGAGACGGCGCAGCGCGTGGAGCGCGACACCGGCAAGAGCGTCACCTACGTCCTGGGGCGCATCCAGATCAAGGACGCCAACGGGAACATCCGGCGCGTGCGCGGCGTCTACTCCCCGGCCGGCATCATCATCCAGGCGGACAACCTGGGCGTGAACATCAACCAAATCGCGGATCACGAAATCTATCACGACCTGTCTGAAAACGATCCTGGGCTGGACGCGAAGGTGGAGGAGCGCATCCGTGAGCAGTTCACGCCGGAGCAGTTCGACAAGATCCTGGATAAGTACATCGACAAGCTCAACGGCATCATCAGTCTGTCGGAGGACGCGACGCCGGACGAGCTGGAGGCGGCGATCAAGGAGATCAAGAACGAAATCTTTGCCGACGCCTACGCCGGCATCAACGCCTTCGGCGCGCACGCCGAGACGCTGGGCGGCGCCGTGAACGATGTGACGAACGAGCGCCTGGGTATGCGCGGCGGCGAGTATGCCGCGGCGACGGACCGCACGACCGGGCCGCCCGAACGGTACAGCTACGGCGGAAGGAACGCCAACCGCGCGGACCTGGACGCGCTGGCCGAGGCGGAGCGCCTGGAAATGCAGGGCGTGGACGACGAGACGATCCGGCAAATGACCGGCTGGCACCGCGGCATGGAGGGCAAATGGCGCTTTGAGATCGACGACAGCGGAATGAAGTACCGGCGCGGCGGAGACGCATATTTCAGAAGCGCACATCCTGAGTACGCAGAATACCAGGGCTTGATGGAGCGGATGCTTGGAGGCGAGCTGCTGCCGGAGGCGGACGAGGCGCGCCTGCAAGAGCTGGACGACACCTGGGGGCGCGAGTACGGCCGCCTGAGCGAGCGCGTAGACCGCGGGAACGCAACACTGGCGGACATCGTCGAGCACCCGGAGCTGTTCAGAAATTATCCGCAGCTGCGTTTCACGCGCGTCCGCTTCGAGGACCTGCCGAGAGGGGTACGCGGCCAGTATTACGCAGATGGAAACGAGATCACGCTGGACAACTCCCTGCGCGGTGCGCCGGAGGACACGTTGGTACACGAAGTACAGCACGCCATTCAGAACGCCGAGGGCTTTACAAACGGGAGCAGCGTGGACAGCTGGAGATCGACACTGGCGGCAGATCAGCGCAGGAGCATCGAGGAGGCAGATGCAAAGGTCCGTAGGATCTTCGCCTCCATGCCGGAGGACGTGAAGAACAAGGTCCGCGCAATTAATCGGGCAAACGCTGACCAGGATTGGGACACGGCGATCCAACTGGAAAACGAGCTCTACGACGAGGGATATGGCGACCTGTTTGCGGCGTATGAGGACGCACACTTCGACCGCCTGGCTGCGAACGAAAAGCAGAAGAACGCAGACCTGGATGCGGAAGCGGTCGATAAATACCTGAACACGGCCGGAGAGATCGAAGCGCGCGACGTAACGGCGCGGCGCGGAATGACGCCGGAGGAGCGCCGCGCGACGGCGCCGGCGCGCGCGGACGAGCGGACGGTCTACGCGGACGACGAGAACGGACTGAGCCTGCCTTCGCTGGAACCGAAAACGCGGTTTTCGCTTGACGAGCCCGTGGAGGAAACGGAGACGCTGGTGGCGCAGCACAACCTGGACGACGACAAACTGCGCCGGATGATGGAGCTGGGTGCTATCCCCTCCCCGTCTATCGCCATCGTGAGGGCAGACCAGGGGCACGCCATGTATGGGCCATACTCCATTGTGTTCCCGCGTGAAACAGTAGATCCGCAGGCAGACAGCAGGAACAAGGTGTACGGCAGCGACGCATGGACACCGACGCACAGCAACGCTCGCGTCGAGCGAGAGGTCAATTACGATGTTCTGCAGGCCATTGACGACCGCATTGACGAGCTGAGCTCGCAGGTGGCAGGCGGAACATTCCACACGTCGAGCGCGCTGGGATCGCTGGGATTTGACGACGCGACAGAAATGACGGAAGAACAGATCGCGGAAAGACTGGCGAACAGGGACGAAGTGCGTGCCGCCTATCTCGCGGCGCAGGGAGAAACGCTGGAGCCGATCAAGAGAGCGAAGGAATGGAACAAATACGGCAACGACTTCCTGAGACTGTTTCTGGACGAAGTGGATCCGCAGCGTCTCGCACAGATCAACGCCGACTTGATGGAAGGCGCAGATGTAAGAGAGGCCCTGGGAGCGGAGTATGACACGATCCGCGGGCTCCTGCGCGAATACTACGCAAACATGAACGAGGGCTACCTGCAAAAGATGGCGCAGCGCAAGGGGTGGACGCCGGAGGAAACGGACAAGCAGCGAGAAATCCGCATCGACAAGTCTATGGAGAATGTCACGGACTTCACCGTGGAGGACTTCGCAAAAGACGCCTGGGCCTTCTATGAGGACGGCGGAAAGACGAAGGGAGAGATCGACCGGGCGGCGACGAGCGACGCCTTGCGCGAGCGCGTGGACGACAAGGAGGTTGAGGCGTGGGTAAAGGAGCAGCTTGACGGCCTGCTGGGCAAGAGCGGCATCTGGAACGGAAAGGATCCGTACAACGCCAGAGGAGACCGCAAGAGCTTCGCGCAGCTGCATTGGCCGGTAACGGCGGAGAACATCGTGCGAGCCATGAACCTTGCAAAAGACAGGGGATCCGGTTATTGGGGAGTTGGGGCGTCCGGCCTTCATGCGGTGGCAACGACGGACTTCAAGACCGTGGGCCAGATGCACGAGGAGGAACACAGACTCCACCAAGAGAGCGAGGAGGACTACGCCGCGCGCTTCGCTGAGCTGGACGAGGAGCTGAAAAATGCCGTCCAGGAAGTCATGCGTACAACCAAACATCACGCGGACAGCAGTTTCGAGGAATATGAAATTGTCGGAGACGTGATTATGCAGGCGGCGCAGGGCGAGCATACGGCGGAAGCGGTCCGGCGTGCCTTCCAGAAGGAAGGCTACGACATCAAGCCGGAGACCGCACAGATGGTAGCGGATATGTGCAAGCGTGCGGCGGAGATCCCGACTGGCTACTTCGAGGCGAAGCCGAAGCGCGTGGTGGGCTTCGACGAAGCTCTTGCACTGGTGGCGCCGGATAACGCGCCGGCCGACATCAAGAAATGGGCGGAGGAAAACTTCCGGCAGGTGCTGACATACGAGGAAGGAAACGAGGACCAGCGGCGGGAGCTTGTCAACAACATCCCGAAGGCGCGCTTTTCCGTGGACGACATGGACGAGCTGAGCCTGCCGGAGTTGGAGGAAGAAAAGCATGAGGCACCGGCGCCGTACAGCGGAGCGGCAATCTTGCAGGAGAGCACAATCGACAAATACCTGAAAGACTACGCTGCGCCAGGGACACCAAACTACGCACAGGCATATATCGCGTGGATGGATCCGCAGGATTTTATCAACCTGACGACGAGCAGAGGCGGCCGCGAGATCATCGAGCAAACGAAGAAGCCGCTGAACGCGGACGAGTTTGCAAAGGCAACGCAACAGAACCCGCTCCAGCTCAATATCGACCACGAGACCGGAGAGATCACAGGCCACGAGGGGCGCCACCGCGCGGCCGCGCTGCGCGACGCAGGCGTGGAGAAGATCCCCGTGCTCCTGTTCGACAGCGGCAACAAGTACGACAAGGCACCGATTGATATTCTCAAACTGCACGGCCAGGACTTCGGAAGCAGCAAGTCCTACGCGGACCTTTATGTGCATGACCTTCTGCCGCTTAGCTACGAAAACCGCGGCGAGATCATCAAACGCTTCGGGACGCAGCGGGCGATTGACCGCTTCAACGAGAAGTACAACGGCACGCAGAGTCTGAGATATTCGACAGACGACACGACGGAGACACCGGCGAAGCAGACGAAGGCTGAAAAGCCGGCGAAGCGCGAGAAGAAAAAGCCGCCCCAGGAGAGCTTGCCCATTATCGCAAAGCGCGAGCTGCGCCAGGATATGCTCAACCTGTTCTCCATTCCGGCCGGCCAGCGCGCGGAGCTGGGTGAGATCATCGACCAATACGCGGACCGCATCCTGCGCCAGGGCAACCTGGGCCAGAGGGACATGGACGCCTTCTTCGACCGGATGTACGCAGAGGGCGTTATGAGTGTGGCGGCGGAGGACTACTACCAGGACGCGCGCAGAGCGATCACCGGCCGGCGCATCTACGTCAACGACATCATCAAGGGAGACTTCGGAGACGAGTGGAATGACTTTAGAAAGCGCGCGTTTGCGGCGGGACTGTACCTGGTGAACGACCGGACGGCGCCGGGCGTGGACGTGGTGAACGCGGAGCTTTCGAGCCTTATGCCCGGCACGTTCGACGAGGACACCTACGACATGAAGGGCGTGCTGGAGCGCGCCGTGCAGCTGGCCGAGGAAGGCAAGGATCAAAAGATGTCGCTGGCGGAGTACACGGCCATGCTGGCCGAGCAGGAGTACGTCAGCGAGGACGAGATCCTGAGCAACATCGAGCGGCAAATGGACTGGCTGCTGCGGACGTTCGCGCAGAAGGCGCAGCTGGAGCTCACGCTGAGGGACCGCACCGGCGTCAAGCTGGCCCAGGCAAGCGACAAATCCAAGCAGCGCGTGGAGAACGAGAAGGCGCGCGAAGCGCAGCGCAGAGCGAAGGACCGCGAGCGCCGGCGCGAAATGGAACAGCGGCAACGTGATCGGCGCGAGCTCCAGGAGCTCCAGCAGAAAACGCTCAAACAGCTACAATGGCTGAGCAAGAACCGGTACAGAGCGCCGGAGCAGCTGCGAGCTGCGTGGGACGAAGTGCTGGGCGACATCGACATTTATGCCGTCAGCGCGGCCAATGAAATGAATTGGTCCAACAAGTACGGCGCGACCTGGCGCGACCTTGCGGATATGTATAAGGACGCGCAGAAAAACGATCCAAACTTCCTCCCGTCGAAGGAGCTGGAGCGCATCGTGACGCGACTGGACGCGGACAAGATCGAGGACATGGATCCGGCTGCCCTGGCCGACCTTTACAAGGCGGCCGTCGGTTTGCGGACGGAGTTCTACAACAGGAACAACGTCATTAACGACGAGCAGCACCGGCTTTTCTCCGAGGTCTACACGGACGCGAAGGGCGAGATCGGGAGAGCAGCCAGCGGCTACACCGGGAAGAAACTGGACAAGTTCCTCAACATGGAGCAGTTGACGCCCATGAATTTCCTGGAGCGCATGGGCGGCTGGGACACGGACGGCGCGTGGTATTCGATGGCGCGGCAGCTGGAACAGGGCGAGCGCGAAATGCGCGACTACCGCGTGAAGGCCGAGCGGCAGCTGGAGGACTTCCTGCGCGAGCATGAGGAGTGGGTGAAGAAGGCGGACGGCCAGGGCAAGGACGCCATTTGGTACGAGCTGGAAGTGCCGCAGCTCCTGGAGCTGGGCATGGGAGACAAGCCGATCTTCGGGCCGACGGTCAAGGTCTACATGACGCCGGCGCAGAAGGTCCACCTGTACCTGGAGAGCAAGAGCTACGACAACCTGCGCCACATGGTCGGCGGCCGCACGTTCGCGGATAAGAAGCTGTACTCCGAGGGAAAGCGGCAGGAGGCATTTGCCCAGGGCCGGACTGTAAAGCTGGCGCCGGAGACGGTGAAGAAGATCGTTTCCAACCTGACGCCGGAGGAGCAGGAGCTGGCGAAGGTGCTGGAGGACTACTACAACAACTTCGCGGCCAAGAAGATCAACGAGAAATCCAACATCCTCTACGGCTACGACAAGGCCATGAGCAAAAACTACGCGCCTATCTACACCAACCGCAACTACGTCAACAGCGAGATCGGCGTGTTTGATACCACGGCCGAGGGCGTGGGCAACCTCAAAGCGCGCCAGTATTCCAAGAACCCCAGCTACAACATCGGCGCCTTCGATGCCTTTGAGAGGCACATCGACCAAACGGCCCGCTTTGTGGGCATGGCGATCCCTGCGCGCAACTGGCAGACGCTCCTCAACTACCGCGAGCAGAACAATTCGATGGGCGACGTTATCACGCACAAGTGGGGCGAGGAGGCCAAGAGGTACATCACGGATCTTTTGACCACGTTGCAAGGCGGCGGCCGCGCCGGAAAGAAAACGCTGGAGGGCGCGGCGGACAAGCTGCTGAGCAACTACGTCACGGCTGTCTTTGGGGCGAACCCTGGCATTGTGTTCAAACAGGCGGCGTCCTTCCCGCAGTTTGCGGCGGCGCTGGGCTGGGAGAACGCGCCAAGCGTTGGGCAGATGCTCCATGTGGACGAGAACATCATCAACGCCTACACTTCGGAGCTCGCCTACCGCCAGCTGGGATATGCCACGCCGGAGACCGCGCAGCTCAAAAACAACCCGAACTTCTTGGACAGCAACAAGGCCACGCGCTTCCTGCTGCGCGGCGGCGCCATTACGGCTATGGACGCCGGCACCGTCAAGCGGGCGTGGCCGTGGGCTGAGAACAAGGTCCGGCGCGAATACCCGGAGCTGGAGGTCGGCACGGAGGAGCAGATCAGGAACGGAGAGAGCCCGTTCTATCGGAAGGTCGCGGAGGAATTTGAGAACGCCGTGAGCATGACGCAGCCGATGTATGACGAAATGCACCGGCCGGAGATTATGAAGAACGGCAGCGGGATCCAGCGCGCTTTCACGATGTTCAAGACGGTCCCACTCCAGCAATACAATTCCCTGCGCCGGTCCTTCGGTGAATTGCAGGCGGCAAAGCAGAAGGTGGAGCGGGCAAACGATACGCAGAAGCCGGAGGCTGAGGAGCAGGAAAAGGCGGCGGCAAAGAAGGCCGGCGCGGCCGTGACGGCCACGCTCGCATCCGTGCTCATGCTGGAAGCGGTCGAAATGCTGAACCAACTGGCAAAGAACCGCGGAAAGAATTACCGCAACGACGAGGGCGAGCTGACGGCGGGATCCGTCGGTGAGCGCCTGGCACGCAACGCGACCGGCGACCTGGCCGGCATGGTGATCGGCGGCGACGAGCTCACCGACATCCTGGCCAACTGGTTCCTGGGCGAGAAGTGGTACGGCATCGAGATCCCTGGCGGCGAACAGCTCAACGACATCATTGACGCGGCGGGCGGCGCGGCCGGAACGATCCAGAAGATCATCACCGAAGGCGCGAACATTCTGGCCAACGGCGGAGACCTGGGCGAATATTTCCGCAGGAACGCGGGAGACTACGCCGGCGCGGCGAAGGAGCTGGCCGAGAAGCTGGCTATGTACCTGGGCGGACTTCCGGTGCAGAACGTCGAGAAGTACATCCTGGGAGCCATGCAGACGATCTCCCCGGAGCTGTACGCCGGCATGGAGGACATCTTCGACACGCCGACGAAGAACGACCTGAAAGGGCTGAGCGGCGACGCGCTGGCAACGCGCGCGGACCACATCCTGAAAGCGCGCGGCGTCGAGATTAGCGACGAGACGGCGGCGGCCCTGGCCGAGCTCTACGAGGCGGGACAGAAAACGTCCATTCCTCCAGACACGCCGAGCAGCATCACGGTCAACGGAGAGGACAGGAAGCTCAACGCATACCAGCGACAGACCTATGACCTGGTGTGGAGCGCGAACGTCGAGCGCGCGCTGGACGATCTGACGAGCTCCAGCATCTACCGGCAGGCGACGCTGGAGGAGCAGGCCAAGATGATCGACAAGGTGTACGACTACGCGGCGGAGAAAGCGAAGGGTGTGCTGTTCGACGACTACGAGACAAAGAGCAGCACGGCGAAGGCGGACGATATGCTGGGCGCCGGATCCAGTATTGCCGAGTGGGCGGCCTGGAGCGTGAGCGCAAAGGACGAGGACCGCGCGACGCAGTACGAGCAGGTGCTGGCCTCCGACATGAGCGAGAACGCGAAGCTGGCGGCCATCGGCAACCTGATCGGGACGGACATGGAGACGGACGCCAGGAACCCGACACAATGGGCGAAGCTCAACACGGCCGTCAAGGACGGGTACAGCGTGGAAGAAGCCATCGGCCTCATGCAGAGCGACAACCTGGACGACTACATGAAATGGCGCGAGAGCGACGCGAAGGCGGCCGGCGTCAAGGCGGGCACCTACATCGAGTTCAGGAACACGCTGAGCGGAACCACGGCCGACAAGGACGCCAGCGGAAAGACGATCAGCGGATCCAAGAAAAAGAAGGTCCTGGCATACATCAACAGCCTGGACCTGACGGCCGCGCAGAAGGACGCGCTTTATTACGATGCAGGCTATACACAGAGCACCATCGGGGACGCGCCCTGGCACGGGGGCGAGCTGCAAGGATTGAGCTTGCCGACGCTGGGAAGCCAGCAGCAGGAACCGCAGGGCGAGCTGCAAGGGCTGAGCCTGCCGAAGCTGGGCGGGTAAAAGAAAAGACCAGGGCGAAAGCCCTGGCCTTTTCATTTCGGGAATTGCGCCTCCGCTATTCGCTCCGTGCCCATGTTGCCACCGGCGACGGCGTAGAGCGTCAACGTCCAGCCTTCATACTGAGAGGCCGAGTAGTAAAAATCGAAGGTGCCGTCACATTCATAACGCACGGTTTCGTCACCGAAAAGATGGTCCTTGCCGTACCAGGTCGAACCCGTGGCGTAGTAGATTTTATAATCACCGAGCGGGACCAAGACTTCCGCGGAGTCTCCACCGCGGACGATGAAGGACATATAGGTTTTATCGCTGGGAACGGACGCGGTGCCGTTGAGACCTGGGAGCATCCTGGCAAGCGCCACATAGTAGATGCCGTCGCCGGACGTTTCAATGGAGAGCGGCGCGACGCCTTCCTCCGGAGGCTCCACGACGATCTGGCCGTTGAGCGCAAGACGAGGCGAAAGCGCGTTCGTTCCGCTGGATCCAACAACCTCATTGGTATCGACGCGCCGGATGGTCACGCCGTTTTCGGGAGCTGCGGCCGGAGAAGCAGCCGGAGTTGAGGCGGCGGCCACACCGGCGGAGTAGCCGGCGTCATACTGGCCGGCGGCATAGCAAACGGCCACAACGAGCAGAACGGAAAGAACACCGGCGAGATAGGCCATGCGGCGATCCTTCGGAAACTTTCGGCGGAAACGGTAGCCACAATCGCAAGTGCCCTGGAGGTATGGCGTCAGCATACCGCAGGACGGGCAGGCGTGGTAATACTTCTCTTGATGATCCATAGATACCCTCCCCTGTAAATTTTTCCGGCAAACTGTAAGAATGAATTACATCGGGTAATTCTTTATTACAGAATATCGCAGAAAAAATGGTAATGTCAATAGCGGAGGGAGGGATCCCATGAAATTCTACAATTACGACGGCGTGAAGAACATATCCGGCGAGCGCGTCTACCAGGCGCGGACCTCCCGACACATGACGCAGGCGGACCTGGCGGCGAAGATGCAGGTGCTGGGCGTGACGATAGAACGGGAGGCGATCAGCAAGATCGAGACCGGCGACCGGCTTGTGACGGACTACGAGTTGGCCGCGTTCGCCAGGATATTCCACGTCACCCTGGATTGGCTCATAGAAAACGAGTAGGCGCTGCGGACGTTGTGCCCGCGGCGCCTACTTTGCACTAAATATGGGGGCTTGACCGCTCCACAAAATGCCTGTAATAATAAATTACAAGAAAGGGGCGTGACAGCATGAGCGAACGCTGTTTCTCACATCTGACCTGGAAGAACCGCTTGAAGATCGAGCGGATGCTGCGGGACGGTCACAAGGCGCCTGCAATCGCGGACGCGCTGCACGTCCACAACACGACGATCTACAGGGAGATCAAGCGCGGCATGACGAAGCAGCTCACGAGCGAGCTGGAGGAGGTCATGGTCTACTGCGCGGACACGGCGCAGCGGAAGTACGAGGAGAACCTGGCGGCGAAGGGGCCAGACTTGAAGATCGGAAACGATCACGAGCTGGCAAAGTTTCTGGAGGACAAGATGCGCGGCGTCCAGGAGGACGGAACCGTGGAGCCGAAGGCTGGACTGTCCCCTGCTGCCGCGCTGGCCGCCATCAAGAAGGAAGGCAAAATCTTCTCCGTCGAGATCAGCGAGTGGACGCTTTACTCCTACATCAGCAAGGGCGTATTTGCCACGCTGACGAACGCAGACCTGCCGATGCGCGGCGAGAAGAAGCAGGGCTATCGGAAGGTCAAGGAGGCGAAGCTGCCGCGCGGTGACAGCATCGAGGAGCGGCCGGAGGCGATCCTGGGACGTGATGAACCTGGCCATTGGGAAATGGACAGCGTGGTATCTGCCAGAGGCAGCACGAAGCGCCTGGTGGTCCTGACCGAGAGATCGACGCGCGAGGAGCTGATCTTCCTGACGAAGGACGGAACGACGGCCAGCGTGGTCAACATTCTGGACCGGCTGGAGCGCAAGCTGGGAGCGGCCACATTCTCCGAGGTATTCAAGACGATCACCGTGGACAATGGCAGCGAGTTCGCGGATTGCGAGGCCATGCAAAAGAGCTGTCTGCGGAAGGGAGAGCGGACACACTTCTACTATTGCCACCCGTACAGCAGCTACGAGCGCGGGAGTAACGAAAACTGCAACCGCATGATCCGGCGCTGGCTGCCGAAGGGGACGAGTTTTAAGGACCTGACGCACAAGGCCGTGCGTAAAATCCAAGACTGGATCAATGACTATCCGCGGGAAATCCTGGGCTTCCAGGCGGCCGGCGACCTGTTCCGGGACTACCTGAAAGCGGCGGGATTGACGAGGGCGCTGGCGGTCCTCTAAAATTTTTTAGATTTTTCTGCATTTTTCTCTTGACTTTTCAGTTGTGAAATAGTAGATTAAATGCAGAAAGGTTTTTACAACCTTTTCTGCATTATTTTTTACTATTTGCCGCGTATGGCGGCGGAAACGGGGTGAACGAAGTGGCAAAAATGAAATATCTGACGCTGCCGATGCGCCGGGAGCTGGCGAAACGCTGGGGGCAAGGCGACAGCGCGGCGGAGATCGCCAGGGATTTCGGCGTATCGAACGCGACCATTTACACGGAGATCAAGCGCGGAGACGACGGGACGCTTGACGAGAATATGCGGCCGCATTACGACGCGGAGCTGGGGCAAAAGGCTTTTCAGGAGGCCCTGCGGAACCGTGGACGCCGGCCGGCCGTGACGACGGATTAAGGAGGAAACATGGAAGTCATTTTCAGAAACGTAAGATTTGACAGGACGGAGCATCTGCGCGGAGTGACCGAGATCGTTGCTATCAAGCAAGAAGTATCGGGCGGTAGAGTCAGGACGGACCTGCACTTCAAGATGCAAGGTCGACTCGAAATCTGCGCACGGTCAAATTGCGAGATCATCAGCATCAAGGAGGAACCGGCGCATGAATGAGAAAGAACTGCACGAGGCCGCAACGCAGGCGGCCATCCAGGAGGGCGTCAAGGCGGAGGTCAAGATCACGCTGGAGAAGAAGCCAGGAGAGACCACGTTCAAGAGCCACATCGAGGCGAGCGACGCGCGTGCCGCGCTGAACGGCATAGCAATCCTGATCGTCAAGTATGCCGAAATCGTGAGGTTGGAAGTGCCGAAGGTGCTGAGCCTGCTGGCCGTGAGCCTGCTGGGGCCGGTACGGGAAACGGAGGACGAGCATGGGAAAGGCGAAGGTTGAGACGCCGCGCGTCTGCTGGCTGTGCGGCCGGAACGGGCAGGCTGATCCGCTGGACAAGCACCACATTTTCGGCGGCGCCTTCCGCGGCAAGAGCGAGAAGCTGGGCCTGACGGTCTACCTGTGCCATCACGATTGCCACATCTTCGGGCCGGACGCCGTGCATCAGAACCGCGAGACCATGCAGAAGCTCCAGGAGTACGGGCAGCGCCTGGCTATGGACCGCTTCGGCTGGGACGAGGAGGACTTCCGGCGCGAGTTCGGGAAGAATTACCTGCCGGACGAGACACCGGCGGAGGTAGAGAGCGTAGCCGTGTTCGGCTTCGCGCTGCTGCAAGAGGACGCAGCGCTGCCCTGGTAAGGAGGAGAACATGGACAAAAGATTTTTGAAGATCGCGGACAAGGTTGCGATCTTCCTGAGCGTGCTGGTGGTCGTTCTGTCGTGCGGCGGCATCATCAAGGGCTGCCTTGCCATGTGCAGGAGGACGGAGCGGACGGAGCCGGCTGAGATCGAAGCGCCGGCTGAGGCGCAGCGGCTGTACTACCTCACGGACGACGCGAGGGACTACGGAGACCTGGAGCCGGTGGAACCGCAGAGACAGCTGCCGGCGCCGGAGGAACCGAAAGAGCCGGAGAGGACGTACCTGGGGCGCTTCTACGTCACGGGCTACGACATCTGCGTGAAGTGCTGCGGCAAGACCGACGGCATCACGGCGAGCGGAACGAAGGCGACGCTGGGCCGGACGTGCGCGGCGGGACCGGAGCTGCCGTTCGGGACAGTTCTTTACATTGACGGCATCGGTGAGCGCACGGTCGAGGACCGCGGCACCGGCGTCACGGAGGGCTGCCTGGACGTTCTGTGCGGGGACCATGCGGAGTGCTACACCATCACGGGCTGGTACGACGTTTACATCATCGAGGAGGACTGAAATGTTTTTCATTTGGAACGTGGAGCACCCGGAGCACGAGACGGTGAAGGTGGAGGCCGACACCAGGCTCAACGCAATCACGACGGCCGCGCGGCTGTGGGGAGTGCCCTGGACGACCGTGGCCCGCGAGTGCCGGGCAAACGCTATCGAGCAGCTGGAGAAGCCGAAGCCGGTGCTGCCGGCGAAATCGGGGAAAAAGAAACCGGAAACGGTGAAGAAGGCCAAGAGCCGGAAGGAGGAGCATCATGGAGATTAAGGCGAGCTACCTGGCAATCAGCGGAGGCGTCGAGTCCATGCGCGCGGACGCGCTGCTGGGCATCCTGAAAGAGCGCGGCCGCGGCTTTGCATCTGACAGCGAGACCTGGGCGGAGCTGCGCCTGTCGTTGACCAACCTGGAGAAGCAGACCAAGAACATCAAAAAGGTCCATGACGAAATGTGGGCTGCCGTGGAGGACCGGAACGAGGACGCTTTCTCTGCGCTGTGCCAGGAGTTCGAGCGCGCGGCGGCCACGCTGTCCGGCGAATGGGCGCGCGCTTCCGTTCTGGCGAAGATCGCCCTGGAGGATCCTGAGTTGCCGGAGGAGCCGACGAAGGAGGAGAAGATCACGGCGGACCAGGAGCGCCTGGCAGAGGTCAGAAAGAAGCTGGCCGACATTCGTGATCTGCTGCCCACGATCTCCCAGGGCGGCGCACGCGAGGCGCTGGAGATTCAGGAGAGCAGGCTGGACAACGAGGAGCAGGAAATTTTCGTGAGGCTCACGGCTGCCGGAGCTGCGCCGACGGCGGAGGAGCAGAAGCAGCTGGACGACATCCAAAAGAAGAAACTGGAGATCAACCGCGCGAGGCTCAATACGGTCCGCCAGATGCGGGCGGATATTGCCGAGCGCCTGCCGCAGGAGAAGAAGGTGAACGCGGCGAAACTGAGAAAGCGGGACGCTGAGCTCGCTGCCGAGGAGGAAGAAATCGTTGCGGCGCTGACAGAGGCAGGGGTGACGTGTGAATGAGGACGGCATCTTCCAGATCAAGGCGAGGCGCTGTAAACGCTGCGGCGGGATCCTGACGAGCAAGGAAGGCATCCGGGACGGCTACGGGCCGTGCTGCCTGCGGAAGATGCACGAGGAGGAGCTGGAGCGCGAGCAAGCGAAGAACCAGTATTCCCTATTCAGCGGCGAAGGACCGCGCGAGCCATGAGATACACACCGGAGGAGGCAGCGCGTATCCGGCGCTGGACTGCAACGACGCGGGCGAAGGTCGTGCATCCGAAGTATGGCAGCGTGATCGTGCCAAGCACGTCGAAACTGTCCGCGCTTGAAAACGCGGCGGAGTATTGGCGGACGACATGGCTGGAGATACGAGACGCCGGCGTGTGGGCCGTGGAGCCGGACGAGGGGCCGACGGTCCGGCCGAAAGAATTTTACCGGAGGCGCAAGGCATGACAAATTTCGAGAAGATCACGAGATCGCCGGAAGTGCTGGCGGACTT